GTCAGATTCGAGAGAGAAATTCTCTCTGGGTTACAGGCGAGCTTTGAGAGCACGCAAGTCAGCGATAGCCATGTCAATCTGTTTCTTGCGTGAGTCAGCGTCATAGCACTCATCAAGCACAGCGAACAGGTAATCCTTGCGGTCAGTAGGTATGCGAACCTTGCGAGCATCAGACTCAGGCAGTGGCTTTGACTTGCCTTGCTTGATGTTGTAGGTAAAGTCAGATGATGCTCTGTCAATGGCTTTGACATGGTCAGGCTTAGCGCCTTTGCCTTTGCCCGTCTCGATGATGGCTTTGGCATTGGTGTAGCCTTGTCCGATAAGGTGATTGAGCATCCAACGAGCACGAAGGTCTTTCTGTTGCTCAGGCGTAGCCTTTGCGTATGCGTCAGCCAATGGCTTAGCTGACTGTTGCAATTCTTTGCCGAACTTACCAACAGACTTGGCGAACTCATCGAATGACAGGGTTGTGTTTGCTTTCACGTTCATGTTGCTTCTCCTAGTGTGAGAGAGAAATTCTCTCTGGGTTGTACGGCTGAGAACCTTTCCCAACCGCTGATGCTATTTTACCATGAGGGGTAAGCAGATGGTTCGCATAGCTGTCTCGAAGCGTGAATATCCTAGAACTTTCGACCCCACCATGGGGGCATCACCCATATATGTGTGAACGGGTAGCTAGTTGTGTGAACACTATTCCCCACCGATTCTCGGCACTTTTGTAATACTTAATACCACCCCCATAAATTTTTATAAAAAATTATAAAATCTCTTGTCCAACACTGGACAACAATCCATAAAAAAACCCCCGGCATTTCTGACGGGGGCTGAACGGTCGAACCAACAACCGAGGAGAAGCAACGGACAACTGCTTGCCGCATCACTTAAAAGTAGTATACACTCCGCGCATCGCAGGTACAAGGGACTTATGCGCTGATGCTAGAACACTTAATTGAATTTGAACCCGAAGTAATTGATTACTCCGGTAAACCTACGCCGCTTGAAAAAGAACATCCGGCGGATGTGATCGACGCCAAGGTTAATACAACCGAGTGGCTGAAAGGGTTGGGTGCGGCTGACACAGATACAGTGGTCACTCAAGCAGAAGTCCAAGCGGCACGCGCATCTTTCACAAACCTCATCTCTTCCGCGCCAGCAGAAATCACGCACGAACATCTAACACAGATCAAAACGCCTGTTGCAGTGCAACATCTGGTGGGCATGCTGACAGCCTACGATTGGGAATTTGTGCATCAGGCTAGAGAGCTGCGTGGTTACACAGTGGCCAAACTGTTGGAAGAATGCGAAAACCCTAACGCTAATATCCGACTAAAAGCGTTGGGATTGTTGGGCAAGGTCACGGAAGTTGGATTGTTCACCGACAAGATTGAAGTCAAAAAGACAGATCTGACCGACGAAGAAATCGACAAGAAGCTCAAGGACAAGCTCGCCAAGTTCATGAACGTGACCGACGCTGAACCAATTGAAGATATAGAAGTAAGCAATCCCTTACCGGCCACCCCAGATGAATCTTGAAAGTCTAACGTTAAACACTGGGGAAATACAGGCAATTCAACGTGCCTTACCCACTATGAGTCTTAAAGAAAAAATTGAACTCATGGACATGTTAGAAGAACGGGAGAAGAGATATAAGCTGGTGTCTGGACGCACCAACATGCTGGAGTTTGCCAAGCATGTATACCCCGGATTCAAAGTTGGGCCGCATCATAGGAAGCTGGCACGCATCTTCGATGCGGTAATCAGAGGAGAAAAGAAGAGAGTAATTATCAATATTGCGCCACGTATGGGTAAGTCTGAGTTTTCCAGCTACCTGTTCCCCGCATATTTTCTAGGTAATTTCCCTAATAAGAAGATCATCATGGGAACGCACACAGCTTCCCTGTCCGAAGACTTTGGTCGTCGGGTTCGTAACTTACTGGATGATGAACAATACCATGAACTGTTTCCTCAAACTCTTATTGCAGATGACCAGAAGGCTGCTGGAAAGTGGAGTACTGCTGCTGGGGGCCAGTATTACGCTGCTGGTGTTGGTGGTGCTCTTGCCGGTCGCGGCGCTGATTTATTCGTTATCGACGACCCACACTCAGAACAAGACGTAAAGGCAAACAGCCGACTGGCGTTTGATACAGCGTGGAGTTGGTTTCAAACAGGCCCACTCCAGCGTTTGATGCCGGGCGGTGCGATCATTGTCATCATGACGCGTTGGGGTAAGCTGGACTTGACCGGACGTTTGATCGACTACCAAGTAAAGAACCCAGAATCTCCTACATGGGAGATCGTAGAGCTACCCGCCATCTTGCATGAAGGAACGGACAACGAGAAGTCGCTCTGGCCAGAGCAGTGGCCGCTGGAGTCTTTACTAAGTGCCAAGTCTGCAATGGATCCCAAGTACTGGAACGCCCAGTACATGCAGCAGCCGACAAGCGACAACTCGGCGATCATTGCCAGAAAGCACTGGCGCATTTGGCCAAGCGATACACCACCAGACTGTGAGTACATAATCCAGAGCTGGGATACGGCGCACGAGACCAAGAGCACATCTGACTACAGCGCGTGCACAACGTGGGGTGTGTTCTACAACGAAGAAGAGAACAACGCGGCGCAAGTAATTTTGTTGGATGGTTTTAAAGACAGGATGCCATTTCCAGAACTTAAAACTATTGCTTTGAAACATTACAAAGAGTGGGAGCCTGATGCGTTCATTGTGGAGAAGAAAGCCGCTGGTGGGCCACTGATCCAAGAACTTCGGGCAATGGGCATCCCCGTGCAGGAATTTACACCGAGCCGTGGAAACGATAAGATGGTGCGTGTCAACGCCGTAGCCGACATGTTTACATCTGGTCTGGTGTGGGCACCTGACACACGCTGGGCACGCGAAGTGATAGAAGAGGTTGCGTCTTTCCCTGTGGGAGAGAACGATGACTATGTTGACACGACCACCCAAGCACTGCTGCGAGTCAGACAAGGTGGTTTTATCCGTATTGACACGGATGAACCAGATGAACCCCGATTTTTTAAACGCCGGTCTGCGGCGTACTACTAAGGATAAATGATGGCAACCAATATAGACAAAGCTCTGTTCCAACAACCACAAGGTATGGAGTCAATGGCGCAAGACGCGGAACCCATTGAGATTGAAATTATTGATCCTGAAGCGGTAAACATACACGCAGGCGACTTGGATATCAGTATTGGTAAAGGTGAAGACGATACCTTTGACGAGAACTTAGCCGAAACACTGGAAGAAGATGACATCATGTCAATGGCCGCTGATTTAGAAGGCGACATTGACCAAGACAAGCAATCACGCAAGGACTGGGAGAAGGCGTACACGGAAGGACTCAAACTCCTTGGCCTTCAGTATGAGGAGCGCACTGAACCGTGGAACGGTGCGTCGGGCGTGTTCCACCCCATGATTACCGAGGCTGTGGTGCGCTTCCAGTCAGAGACAATCACCGAGACATTCCCAGCGCAAGGGCCTGTACGTACAAAAATTCTGGGTAAAGAAACACCTGAGAAACAAGAAGCTGCTATTCGTGTTGAAGAAGACATGAACTACGAGCTGACAGAAGTCATGCGCGAGTTCCGCCCTGAGCATGAGCGCATGTTGTGGAGCCTCCCGGCTACAGGTTCAGCGTTCAAGAAGGTATACTACGACCCCAACATTGGTCGTCAAATTTCAATATTTGTACCGGCAGAGGATATCCTCCTGCCATATGGCACGTCTGATTTAGATACCTGCTACCGCTTGACGCACGTCATGCGCAAGACAAAAAACGAGATTGTCAAGCTACAACAAGCAGGTTTCTATCGTGACATTGAGTTGCCTGACCCTACCAAAGAACAAGACAACATCAAGAAAGCCAAAGACAAAGAAACAGGTTTCTCTGATCTGAACGACGACAGATACACGCTATATGAGTGCCATGTTGACTTGGTGCTAAAGGGCGATGAAGACAAGGGTGACGACGGCGAGCCGACAGGAATCACAAGGCCATACGTAGTTACCCTTATAAAAGGCACAAACGATGTGCTATCAATCCGTAGAAACTGGGAACAGGACGATCCACTTGAGCTTAAACGACAACACTTTGTTCACTATCAATACATCCCGGGTTTTGGAGCGTACGGCTTTGGCCTATTCCATCTCATTGGAGGGTATGCCAAATCTGCTACCAGTCTCATGCGCCAGCTTATCGACGCGGGTACGCTCTCAAACCTTCCCGGGGGACTCAAATCCCGTGGCATGCGCATCAAGGGAGACGACACACCGATTGCACCCGGAGAATGGCGCGATGTAGATATTGGTTCTGGTGCGTTGCGCGACAGTATCCTGCCACTGCCATATAAAGAACCAAGCCTTGTCTTGTCTGGGTTGATGGACAAGATCGTAGATGAAGGCCGTAGGTTTGCCGCCACTGCTGACATGAAGGTGTCAGACATGTCTGCCCAAGCCCCTGTGGGTACGACACTCGCTCTCTTGGAGCGCCAACTAAAAGTTATGTCAGCGGTACAAGCCCGTCTGCACTACACATTTAAACAAGAACTGCGTCTGTTGGCCGCAATCATCCGCGACTACACAGACCCTGACTATGACTACGATCCGGTTGATGCCAACCGCAAGGCCAAGAAAGAAGACTACGACCACGTAGATATCATCCCTGTGAGCGATCCAAACGCAGCGACTATGAGTCAACGCGTTGTGCAGTACCAAGCTGTGATCCAGATGGCGCAGATGGCTCCAGATATTTACGACTTGCCACAGCTTCACAGGCAAATGTTGGCGGTGTTGGGTATCAAGGATGCTGACAAGCTTGTGCCTTTGCCGGATGACCAGAAACCAAAAGATCCTGTGTCTGAGAACATGGCGGCACTGCGTCTGGAGCCTTTGAAGGCTTTCTTCTACCAAGACCACCAGTCACATATACAAGTGCACATGATGGCAATGCAAGACCCGATAGTCATGCAGTTGGTTGGCCAGAACCCTAAAGCTCCGCAGATCCAAGCGGCAATGATGGCTCACGTTGCTGAGCACGTAGGCTTTGCCTATCGCCAGAAGATTGAACAGCAGATGGGTATGCCACTGCCGCCTGAAGATGAGAAGCTGCCACCAGAGATAGAAATTCAGTTGTCCGCAATGATGGCGCAAGCTGCTCAGCAAGTGCTTCAGCAAAACCAACAGCAAGCGGCTCAGCAACAAGCTCAACAACAAGCTCAAGACCCTGTGCTTCAAATGCAACAGCAAGACTTGCAAATCAGAATGCAAGAGCTGGCGCTTAAGAAACAAGAAATTGAAGGCAAGCTCAGCATAGAGAATAAAAAACTTCAAGTTGATGCAATGGCCAAGGCTGGGCAACTTAAGTCGCAGAAGCACGCGGAACAAAACAGTGCAATGGCTGAAGCTGGTTCGCTCAAGCGCCAGCGTCAGCAAATGGGCATGGACTTGATTAAACAAGCTGTGCAACACAAGAACGACCAACAAAAGGAGAAACCAACTAAATGATCCAAGACTTCGCACGCGTATTGCGCGAAAAATTACGCACCGACATGAACAACTATGCAGACGATTGCGCTGGTGGGGCATGTCGCACTTTTGAAGAGTATCAAAAACTTTGCGGGACTATTCAGGGTCTAGCCATCGCAGAGCGCCATCTCCTTGACCTTGCTGAGAAAGTGGAAAAATCCAATGAGTGAAATACTTCTTGAACCGGGGCAGTACGCCCTACCTGACGCAGTTATACAACTAGACGCGCCTCCCAAAGACGCAACGGACGATGAAAAAGCCACACTGCTTCCTACTCCTACGGGGTGGAAACTATTGTGCGCAGTTCCCCCAGTGTCTGAAAAGATTGCTGGTACGGAGCTAGACCTTGTGCGCGACACAGCCACCATGCGTCAAGAAGAGCACGCCACCACGGTGTTGTTCGTATTGAAAGTTGGCCCCGACGCGTATAAAGATTCCGCCAAGTTCCCCGCAGGTGCGTGGTGCAAGGAAGGTGACTTCGTACTCGTACGTACCTATTCTGGTACGCGATTCAAGATTTACGGCAAAGAGTTCCGCCTCATCAATGATGACCAAGTGGATGCTGTTGTGGATGATCCCCGTGGTTTAACCCGCGCTTAACAGGAGACGACATGCCAGAAGCATATAAATTCCCAGACGAGATCGAAGACGAAAAGAAAAATCAAGCAGCTCTGCAAGACGAAGAGGGCGATGTTGAGATTGAAATCGTTGACGATACACCCCCAAATGATCGGTTCAGTCCTAAGCTTGACAAAGAAGTAGAAGACCCGACCGAAGAAGAAATTGATTCGTACGGCAAAAAAGTTCAAGACCGAATCAAAGAACTCACACACGCACGTCATGACGAGCGCCGCGCCAAAGAAGCCTTATTACGTGAGAAACAAGAGCTTGAGCGCATTGCGCAACACATGTCTGAAGAGAATAAAAAGCTCAAACAGTACGTCAGTACTGGTACAGAACAGTACGGAGTCATGGCCAAGACCGCAGCCGAAGCGGAACTGGACAAAGCTCGGCGGGAATACAAGGCGGCACAGGAGTCTTTTGACACTGATGCCATTCTTGCCGCACAGGAAAGTCTATTTGAAGCTAAATTAAAGTTGCAAAATGCACAAAATTTTCGTCCACCTGCTTTACAAAACGAAAATTATGAGGTACAACCGCGACAACAAGCATCCGAACCGGTGCGAGCTGACGAAAAAACCTTGCGCTGGCAAGCAAAAAACCAGTGGTTTGGCTCAGACGGGTTTGAAGAAGTTACCAGCTTTGCACTAGGGCTGCACCAAAAACTAGTCAACGGTGGAGTAGATCCCCGCAGTGATGATTATTTCGAGCAAATAGATGCTCGCGTGAAGTCAAAGTTCCCCGAAGTTTTTGGTGGTGCTGAAGACAGGCCGAGGTCGGTTGATACTTCCAGTAGAAAACCGGCAGCAGTAGTTGCTCCGGCAACTCGTTCGACTGGAACAAGGAAGATACAGTTAACTCCGACTCAAGCGGCGTTAATTAAAAAGTACAACCTTGACCCTAAGAAATATGTTGCTGAAGTTTTAAAATTGGAGAATTCAAATGGCTGAAAACCGTACCCCTCGTGATGTAGTGTCACGCGAAAAAACTGCTCGTTATGTCTATAAACCATCGAGCACTCTGCCCGATCCAACACCTGAACCCGGATGGTCGTATCGCTGGATAGCGACACACATTCTCGGTGCTTCAGACCCGACCAACGTATCTCGCAAGATGCGCGATGGCTGGGAACCGGTTAAGGCAACAGATCACCCTGAGCTTATGCTTGAAGGTGCTGCTAATGGCAACGTGGAAATTGGTGGACTCATGCTTTGCAAGATGCCAACCGACAGACTCGCTTCCATCAAAGAGTACTTTGAAGAGCAGAATAAAGCCCAGATTCAATCTGTGGACAATAATTTCATGCGACAAAATGACCCGCGTATGCCGCTGTTTGCCGAAAGACAATCGACAGTCAGCAGAGGAAGCGGATTTGGTTCTGGTTCAAAATAAAGGAGTTTTTAAATGGCATATCCAACCATTGATGCCCCGTATGGGTTTAAACCCATCAATCTGATTGGTGGTCAAGTTTTTGCTGGTTCAACACGGAACATTCCAATCCAGTACAACTTCGGCACCAATATTTTCTACGGCGATATCGTAGGTCAATCGCGTGGTTTCATTACACGTTCAATCGTTACTACTGGTGGTAGCGCCATTACCGGCTCTGCTGGTAACGGTACGATTGGTGTGTTCTTAGGCTGCACGTTCACCAACCCTGTCACCAAACAAAAGCAGTTTTCCCAATTCTGGCCAGCAAACACCTTGGCTGGTGACGCAGTTGCTATCGTGACTGATGATCCTGACACTTTGTTCCGTGTGGCTGTTGTTACTGCCGCTGGTGGTACAACAATTGGCTCTATTGCTCGTTCTGATGTCGGTATGAACTGTGAAGGTTCTAACTTGGCTGGTAGCGCCAACACTGGTAACTCTTCCAACGGTATCGTTGCGGCTACAGCTGCAAACACTTCAACTTTGCCAATCCGCATCGTTGACATTGTTCCCGATACAGCTATTGTTGCTACCGCAACATTGGCTTCCGGTGGCGGCACAACCAGCTTGGTGTGTACCAGTTTAAGCCGTGCATTGCCTTTAGGTACTGACGTTGCTTATTTGGCTTCTAACGGTCAATTGATTGGTACAGGCTCACGTGTTTCATCTGCTGTTACCAGCACTGGCTCACAAACAGTTTCTATTAACGCTCAAGCCGCGACAGTTAACTCCCCAACTGGTACTGCCTCTACAGGTATTACTATCCCAGCAAACAGCACTATGGTGTTCACCATTTACCAAGAAGCAATTGTAAAATTCAACTTCGGTATTCATGAATACTATAGCAATACTAACCAGTCGGTTAGCGTTTAATAAGGAGTAATTTAAATGGCTATTTCACGCGCACAACTGTTAAAAGAACTCCTTCCCGGACTGAACGCATTGTTTGGTCTGGAGTACGCACGTTACGGTGAAGAACATAAAGAAATTTATGAAATCGAAACCTCTGAGCGTTCTTTTGAAGAAGAAACGAAACTTTCAGGTTTCTCTGCTGCACCTGTTAAAAACGAGGGCTCAGCCATCGCTTATGACAATGCACAAGAAGCTTTCACAGCACGCTACAACCACGAAACCATTGCCTTGGGCTTTGCGATTACGGAAGAAGCAGTTGAAGATAACCTCTACGACTCCTTGTCTGCTCGCTACACCAAAGGTTTGGCTCGTGCAATGGCATATACCAAGCAGGTAAAAGCTGCTGCTACATTGAACAACGGTTTCTCTGCTGCTTATACCGGCGGTGATGGCGTTGCTCTTTTTAGCACTGCACACCCCTTGATCAACGGTGGTACCAACGCCAATACTCCTGCTACTCAAGCCGACTTGAACGAGACTTCTTTGGAAGCCGCCGTGATTGGTATCGCTGCTTGGACTGATGAGCGTGGCTTGTTGATTGCTGCTAAACCACGCAAGCTGATTATTCCGCCTGCATTGATGTTCGTTGCTACCCGCTTGCTCGAAACTGAGTTGCGCGTTGGTACAAACAACAACGACATTAACGCAATCAAGAATAACGGTTCAATCCCTGAAGGCTACACTGTCAACCACTACTTGACAGACACCAATGCTTGGTTCTTGACGACAGACGTACCTAACGGTTTGAAAATGTTCGTTCGTACTCCGCTGGCTAACAGCATGGACGGCGACTTTGATACCGGCAACGTGCGTTACAAAGCCCGTGAACGTTATTCGTTCGGGTTCTCTGATCCATTGGGTGTTTTTGGTTCCTCTGGTTCGTTCTGATAATTTGGTTTTAAATAACCAAATGGGGGCCCCCAAAAGGGGCCCTTTTTTATTAGCCTTGCAAACGTCATAGAGGTTCCGTAGGATTGTTTTGCGGCATTGGGCTGCACCAATTTTTTAAGGGGTTAAAAATGTACAAGGTTGAAATTGATATTTCTGTTTGGGGTTTTGAAGACGACGAAAAATTAGTCATCCACACCACTGATTTTGATAAAGCACAAATCATCCAAGAGTTCGTTGCGTTCCAGCAAGAACATGGTTGGGCTGTTGATTACGAAGCAGTGTCTTATGAAGACGAAGACGAAGATGATGACTACGTTTATGATGAAGATACCGATGCTTGGTATTGGTACGACGAAGAGATTGATACTTGGTATGTCTACGACGAAGAGTCTGCTGACTGGATTGAGTATGTTGAAGACGAAGAGTCTGATGAAGATGAATCCGAAGAAGACGAATCTTCTACCGTGACCACATACGTCATTACTAAAATTGACGAGTAATCGCTATTCGCAAATAGCGAACACTAGGGGGCTTCGGCCCCTTTTTCTTTTTCTCTTTTGCGTTCGTTGTAGTGGTAAACCCTATGGCAGTTTGAACACAGCACCACGCACTGTTGAACTTCTTCTATTGCTTTTTTATAGCTACCCGCTTGTATCATTTTGTGCACACTGTCGTTTTTCATTTCAGGATCAATGTGGTGAAAATCTAAAATAGCTGGGTGGTAAACACCACACTCAAGGCAGGACAAAGTGGATTTAAATTCTTTCCAGTCTTCTTTTAACGCTTTACTGCGTTTTTTGGTTGCAGCTTTAACTTTGTCTGCGTTACTTTTGTAATGCTTTTTGGAATACCCTTTCTGTTTATTTTTCTTTTTTACGGGATCTTTGTACGGCATATTGACATTCTACACAAATCATGTATATTGCCGACATCTGGGTGATTGCTTTTACCGCCACTGCCCCAGCAGACGATGCAACGATTGGTAAAAGCTCTTTTGCATAAGGACATTTGTCATGGCACGTTCCACATTTGAAGGCCCCATTCTTGCGGGCGACAATCGTTTTGGGCCTCTTCGTAACGTAGGTTACACAGAAGCAGTCCAAACAGCATACCTAGACATTCTCAACACAACCGCTAACACTTCTGGTTATTCTGGTGGCTCTGGCGTGTTTGTTAGATCAAACGGCATTCCAAATTCACAAGCAACGGTGTATTCACCTTCTGCAACTGCATTCCCACCTACGGCACAAACAATTCCTGCGGATTCTGCGACCAACATATATCGTGGTGCTGTTATGTATCTGCCTTATGGTTCAACCATAAACGACGTTTTTGTTGATTGCGGTAACCCTGTAGCCGTTTCTGGTGGTTCAGCCGCACTTACTTCTGCTACTGTGTATGTTTCAAATAACTATACAGCCGCCGCAGGTACAGCAAAATATTTTCAAACTGGTTCTATTACTGCTGCTGGTCGTCAATCGTTATCAACATTTACTACAGCGCAACTCTATAACCAACAGCTTGGCACTACCGGTGACATCACCAACCCACCCGCAAGCGGTCAAGGTACAAGCCCTAATAGCAACCTAGTATCACAGCTTGTATTTACCCTTGCTATTGTTGGCACTTCTCTAGATACACGCGTTGCTACGGCGACTGTTGCTGGTGCTGTAATTGCAGACACTATCGGTACTTTCACTTGTACCTCTAACGCGTTCTTGGCTGTTGGTCAAACAATAACTCTTTCTGGAACATATGGTGGTGCAGGTTCAATTACTGGCTACACAAATCCAACAAGCTATTTGGTTGCTACTGCTACTGGTGGCGCTGGTACTGTTACTGGATTTAAGATTATTAACTTGGACGGCTCTGCGGTTACAACAACTGCGGGTACACCTACAGGTATTACTTACACAATCAGTTCAGCACTTTCTGGTAGGTTCCTTTTCACGGCACGTTATACGCAGCTTGATGGCAACATCGGCAGTGCCACTGCTTACCCATACGGTAACTTTGACTAATTGAGTAACGGGGGCTTCGGCCCCCTTCTTTGGATTTAAAGGAGTATCGTATGTCAGGATGGACAGTCGTAGATACGGCAACAAACAAATCACTGCCCGTTGGCGGTAGTCAAAATTCTGGTACTGGAGTGCCTTACGTATCTCCTGTACCTTCAGCAACAGACCCTGTACAGAAGTTTCGCATATCTTCTCCGCAGTCACTGATTGACACGGACTTTGAATACGGCATTCAACCTACCAAGTGGGAAAGCATTTCTCTGCAAAACAATCGTCAGAGTACATACTATCTCCCGCAACAGCCTAGAGCAATCACTTCAATTGTTGCATCAACTAGTACTGTTACTGTCCTTATGGCAGACACAAGTGGCTTCTCAGTTGGAACGCCAATTTATGTCCAAAACTCTTTAGACCCGCTTCTTAACGGATGGTGGTTGGTGTCTGAGGTTAACGCCAACGTAAACGTTAAATACATTATTACAACGGCAACGGCAACGACTACCAATCAATATTCCGCTACCGGTACATCTGTGTACTTAGGGTACTTCTTTTCTAATTGTGGTATCCAGTTAACAGGTACATCAGCATTTTCGTTTACTGGGTCTACAGTTACTGTAACCACTACTAACGCTCACGGCTTGAATAAAGGTAGCCTTGTTTATATTGTTGGTACAACTGGCCCATCTACTGCAACAACAGTTAATGCGGCGCAAGTAGTTGTATCAGTTCCTACATATAACACTTTTACGTTTACCAACGTAAATGGAACGCCTTCTACAACCATTGCCAATACCGCCGGAAACACAAACGTGTATGCACGTCCATCTGGTTATGTTGAGCCTCGTTCATTTGATGGTGGTGTAGCGTTCTCTGCCGGTTCTTCTATTCCAAGCCAGCAATTGATTCGTCAGACTCGCCGTTACTTCCGTTATCAATCAGGTAAAGGACTCCAGTTCTCAACTGGCTCGTCATTGAAGCCTGCATTGTTTGTATCTTCAATGGTTAACGCTTCTGGCACGGTTACAGTCACATGCCGCTTTAATCACAACTTAACTGCTGGTACATCAATCCAAGTTGCTGGAGCAAATCAAGGTTACTTTAACGGAACTTTTAACGTAGCTTCAGTTACCAGTCCAACTGTTTTTACATACACAATAGGCACAAGCAATAGCGTTACCGCAACAGGTCAATTCCGCATTAGTCCTTTGGCTTGGTTTGGAGCAAATAGCCGAATTGGTATGTTTGACCAGCAAAACGGTATGTTTTTTGAGTTTGACGGCACAACGCTTTATGCTGTACTTCGCAACAGTACCAATCAAATAAGCGGAACAGTTACTGCCACAGTAAATTCAGCCGCCATTACGGGTTCTGGTACAGCGTTTTTGACCCAGCTACAGCCCGGTCAGTTCATTGTGATTCGCGGTCAAACGTATCGTGTTGTGCAAATTGCATCTGATACATCATTGTCAATCAGCCCAGAATATCGCGGCACTTCAACTATTGCCAACTGTATTGTTTCGCAAACTATTGATACTCGCATTCCGCAGTCACAATGGAACTTAGATAAGTGTGACGGCACAGGGCCATCGGGTTACAACATTGATCTGACCCGTATGCAGATGTGGTACATCGACTACTCATGGTATGGTGCTGGTTATATTCGTTATGGCCTTCGCGGCACTAACGGTTTAATTACTTATGTGCATCAAATCCAAAACAATAATAGGCAATTTGAAGCTTATATGCGTTCTGGAAACATGGCGGCTCACTATGAAGTGTCAGGTATTCCACCACAGACATACTTGACAGCGCCTTTGTCTGGATCTACCACGACTCTTAGCGCCAACATTTTAATTAACGATTTAACAATTCCAGTTAATGACACCGCTGTGTTTAATCAAAGCGGAGGTGTTGCAAAGTTAAGCAACGAATTAATTTTTTACACAACCACATCGACCACATCTGGCACAGGTAACTTGGTTGGTTGCACTCGCGGCTTTGCAAACACTGTTGCAGATGACCAAACATCTGGCACAACAATTTCACCGTCTTCATTTACGGTAAGTGATTCTCGCGGATTCCCAACACCAGCACAAACCACTGCAACTTTAACGGTTGAAATGATGGCAGCCAATGGCAATATTGAGTACATCAACTATACCGGCATCACCTCTAGCAACATTTTTTACGGTTTGACTAGGGCGCAAACAGGTGGTCAGGCATCTGCGCAAGCATTTGCCAACGGCGATGTAAGAACCTCTGTTGAGTTTGTTGCGCCAGCTTCTGTACCATCTCTGTCTCACTGGGGTTCATCCGCAATCATGGACGGTAGATTTGACGATGACAAGTCTTTGATTTTTAACTTTGGCGTAAATGCTCCAATTGTTTTAGATACCTTAATTTCCAGAGTAACCCCACTGCTTGCAATTCGTGTTGCTCCTTCAGTGGATAACGGTCAAGTAGGATTGCTGGGTGACAAAGAAATTATTAATCGTATGCAACTGCAATTAATTGAATTAGGTGTTATTACCACTGGCGCTGTGTTGGTTACCTTGGTGTTGAACGGTTATTCAACAGGCGGAACTTGGAGTGTTTGGTCTTCACCAAGAACTTTAGGTGGTGCTTCATACACCTCGTCTTTGGCGCAGGTTTCAATAAACACCAATGCGAGCGCAGTAATGGTTGGCGGTGAGTCAGTTGCTGCGTTTTATACCAACACATCTGGTCAAACTGTGTTGGATTTGGCTCAGGTGCGAGACCTTGGTAACTCAATTTTGGGCGGCGGTACAGCTGCTTCCGTATCTACAACTTACGCCGGTGTCTATCCAGACGGGCCTGATGTTATGTATGTATGCGCTACCAACGTGGTGGCATCTGCAACACCAAGCGTGTACGCTCGTTTGTCTTGGAAAGAAGCGCAGGCTTAATATGGCTACTCCAGCATGGCAACGCAAAGAAGGCAAGAACCCGAATGGCGGCTTGAACGCCAAAGGCCGAGCCTCTGCGAAGAAAGAAGGACACAACCTGAAGCCTCCACAACCAGAAGGCGGCAGCAGGCGCGACTCTTTCTGCGCCCGGATGAAAGGCATGAAGTCGAAGCTCACGAGCGCCAAGACCGCAAGCGATCCGGATTCGAGGATTAACAAGTCTTTGAGAGCTTGGAATTGTGCT